GTACCGCATCCTGGGCGAGGATGAAGTGGAACGGCTCGGTGCGCCGGCACCGGATTTCTGGGAATGGGTTGACGATATGAAATGGTGGATCTTCGCCGGGGTCGCGATGTATGCGGGCCTGAACATTTCCGCCGCTGTGATTGTCAAAGTCGGCATGTGGGCGGGGTGGTGGTGATGCCCCTTCGTGTCCTGATCGGCTGCGCTACGTCCTGCGTGGCCCTCGATGCCTTTCTCGCCCGAGGACATGACGCTTGGCAATGCGACCTGTTGCCAGCCGACAAGCCCACCAATCGGCACATTCAGGACGACATCCGCAACGTGCTGCACATGGGTTGGGATTTGGCGCTGGTGTCGAATCCGCCGTGCACCAGGCTCTGCAATTCCGGGGTGCGCTGGCTGTCTGTCCCGCCACCCGGCAAGACGACTGCGCAGATGTGGCGCGAACTGGACGAAGGCGCGGACCTGTTCAACGCCTGCTTGAATGCGCCGATTGCGCGGGTTGCGGTGGAAAACCCGGTCATGCACGGCCATGCCCGCGAAAGGATTGTGGGCTGGGTCAAACCGCAAATTGTTCAGCCTTGGTGGCACAAAAGGTTGTCGCCGCCGAGGCAGATAAGGCGCGGGCGGTAGGTGCGGAACGGGAGCGGTGTGCGCAGGTTGCAGACAGCCACGCCGAATTGCTTGAGGATGCGATGAAACAGGCAAAAACACACGAAAGCCATGTCATCATGTCACTTGACACAGCCGCCCGTCACGCGCGCCAGATCGCCGCTGCCATCCACACGGGGGCCAAGCCATGACCTTACCAGCCCGCCAGCGCCTCTAGCTGCGCCAAGAAGGCCCTGCCTGTAGTCCTGGCGGCTGCCATGTCATCGCCCGCCAAAGCGATAGCGTGCGCAGCCGCTGGGGCGCGCAAACGATCAACGCTTGTTGCGGTCTGCGAACTCACGCATCCACTTGACACGATCGCCATCGGCAGCACCAATGCCCAGATCCGCATCATTCATCCTCTCATGCGCTTTGGTGTCTTGTTTGCGCTTGGCGTCCGTTACGGCATCCGCGCGGATCAACCAGATCGTCAGGAACTTCCAAACGATCTGGCCGATGATCGCAACAACGGCTTTCATGCCTTGCGCTTGGCGTAGATCGACCAGGCAGCGACAGCAATCGTTGCAGCAGCGCCGCCGATGCTTGTGACAGTTTCCGCGTCCACCAAGCCCTGCCCGACGAAATAACCGCCGATTGCCGCCGCCAATGCGCGGACGATGCCGCCGATTTGATCACCAGTCATGATTGTCTCCTCATTTTGCCGGATATACCCGACGATCAAGTTCCCAATGCGGGCCGTCCTTGAAGCTTCGCCACGAACCGCCCCAGACAATGGCCACATCTTCCTTGTCCGCAGCGGCCGTAATGAACGGCGCAAGCTTGTGGTACAGCGGCCACGCGTACATCTCCTCGACCTCGACCCTGCCATCCTTGTCAATGTCCACATATGGGACCAGATCGACGGCATGGCCGGTCAGGTGACGGCTGTTGAGGATATTGGACGCACCGACGCGCACGAGTTCACGCTGGCGCTCAATGGTGCGCAGACCTTCAGTCACGACAAAAGCAAACGGGGCTTCCTGCAGCGCCCGGTCCATGACACGGCGCAGATCTGGGTGAATACCCGTCAGGTTTCGAAGGCTGCGCGCGTCCCAATGTCTCATTTGCTGCCAACCCGCGAAATCAGGGACTTTATATCATCGCGGATCTCGGACAGCATCTTGTTGGTTTCCTCGCGCGCCTGCTTGGATGTCTCCAAGTCCTCCTTGCGCTGATACCACAGCCGCTTGATCTCCTTGCTGTTCTCAACGCTGCGCGCTTCCAGGCGGATCAGCCAGACGATGGTCGCCACGAAAGCAACGGCAAGCGGCCAAAAGGTGCGGATTAGTTCCATCTTAGTCTCCAAACCGTTACTTCAAATTGAACTGCTGCAAGATAGCATAAGGGTCATATGCTGCCAGTGCATCCGACTGCGTGCTGCGCAATTGTGGGATTGTGAACGGCGGCATCCGAGCCGTCGATGCAATGCCGTAGGCATTCCCAGCAGGCTGCCCCATCGGCAACGGGAGGTTCGCCGACCGGCCATTGAAGGCAGTATCAGCCACGCCCGTGCCGAGGATCTTCGCAACGTAGTTCTGCGTCTCCTTGAACGGCGGCATGCCACCATATGCGCGCACATTGCCTGGCCCAGCGTTATAGGCTGCCAGAGCCGTGGGCATGTCGCCGAACTCGTCCTGCATCATCCTGAGATACCGCGCCCCGCCGCGCAGGTTTTGTTCAGGGTCCATCGGGTCAACGCCAAGATCAGCAGCAGTGCCAGGCATTAATTGAGCCAGACCCAACGCACCCGCCGATGATACTGCGTCAGCGTTGAAACTGCTTTCGGCTTCAACCAAACGCACGAATACGTCGGGATCAATGCCCTCCTCGATGGCTATCTGTTTTGCCAACTCTCGATAGTCCATTGTCACTTCCCCTTATTGCGTGCGGAGATTGCCTTGGCTTTTCTGCGCGCGGCGGCTTTTGCTGGATGCGCCCCACGCCTTCAGAGACAGCAGCAGGCGCGTTGGTTCGCCATCCTTGCGTTCAGGCCCCGGCATGTTGCCCATGCGTGCTAGGAACGAAGCCCTGCGCGGGTTATCGCCAGACTTCACCGGGGCTTTCAGGTTCATTCCTTCAGCCTTCGCAGATGCGCGCCCCTTGGCGTTCAAGCCGCCTTTGGGGTTCTTGCCTTCTTTGCGCATCCACGCCGGTGTCTTGGCCATCACTTGCCCTTCTTCTTCGGCTTGGCCGTCACAGCAGATGCTCTGAAAGCCGCCGCAGTGGGCGCGCCCTTGGTGCCAGGCTTGCGCATCTTTTCATTGCTGCCCAGCTTGATGCGGCGCCTTTTGGCTGCGATGTTGGCATAAAGACCCTTTGCCATATCAGTAACGAGGCGGCCAGTTGTCGTAGCCGTTCAGCGTGATCGTGGCAGATCCCGACGTGTACGCACCTGTCTTGATGCCAGCCCGGTAGAAGTTCTTCATCGGGTCATAGCCGACTTCCTCGACAGGGATGGTCCAGGTGTCAACATCGCGCCAAACCGTGCCATCGGTCGAGCGTTGCACCGTTACCGTGGCGGCGAATGTCCCCGAGATTGACAGATTGAAATCGCCGATGATGAGGATGGCATCGGTGAAGGTGTTCTGGGCCGATAGGGTCTTGGTTGTCGCGGGCATGATCGCCTCCTGTCAGAAAATGGGTCGGAAGATTGACGTGAACACCTGGCTGAAAACCTGCCTGACAGCAGGGAAGAAATCCCAGCCCAAGTTGTTTCCTGCGTCCACGTTACCTGATTTCAGAAACGCATTCCAATTTGCGCCGCCGGTAGCAGAGATGTCTTTGATCAAGACGTTGGACACCTCAACCGTGCCGGTGCTGTCGCTCAACGTGGCGCGCGTGCCTGCCGTGCTGCTATTCAACGTGATGAGGTTGCCAGCGGTGCCAGAGACGCCAAAGGCAGCAACCGTCTGCGTCGTGCCAGCGGTCAGCGTGATGGTTGCTGGTTGCACGCTGTTTGTGATGTTGGCAAAGCTGTTGCTCTGCTGGATCGTCAGCGCGCCCGCCCCGCCTTGGTTAAGTGTTGGCCATGCTTTTGCGCCCCCAGCGAATGTCTTTGCGCTTGCGCTGGTCATGCTGATCGTTCCGCTCGATGCGCTGACCGTTAGGTTTGCCACGTTGGTGTTGGCGTCCCATGCGGTTCCGCTTGCGGTTACCGACCATGTGCCGCTGCCAATAGACAGCGTCTTGGTGCCAGCCCCAAGGGCAAAGCTGCCGATGCTGACGTTCTTACCGTCTGCATCAAGTGTTCCCGCCACCAGCGTTAGAGTGCGCGATCCGTCCAGCGAGAAGGTGTCGGCAAACTTCCATGTCCCACCCGCACCGGAGAACTGAACCGGCTGATTGATGGTCTTTCCAGCGCAGGTGATAAAGTACGGCCCAGACGTGCCGCTAAACACAAGATTGCTGGCAGACGAGCTAACGGTCATTGTGCTTGAAAGTGTCATGCTGCCGTAAATTGGCATGCTTCCAGTCGACCACGTTCCGCTAAACCCTGTGAAATTAATATCCCGTACTGATGCGAAACCCACTGTATCCGAGCCGGATATGACGTTGAAGGTCGGGGAGTTTGCTTCTGTAGCGCCTGAGGACGAGCCGTGAAAAAAGTTGCGAGCGCCGACTGACCCCGTATATGTCCCCTCAACGTTTGATGTTCCAGTATAGCTAAAATTTGTTGCTGTTTGAACGGCCCAGACGTTTATGCCAGTTCCCCACAACGAAACCTTGCCACCATTAAACGCAATCCCTCTAGCGTTTGAGTTGCTAGAAGAGAATGAACGCGCATAAACAATGAAACCATTAAGGTCGATTGTCCCGGCTGTTAGCGTTATTGCAAGGTTAGTCCTTGCTGTATTGTTTGTTCCAAGATTGCTTGCAAGAACCCATGTCCCACCAGCGCCATTGAATGTTACTGCGTTGTCTAGGTCATATCCGTTGAGGTTTACTGTCTGGCTTGAGGTGGCCAAGAAGTTTATGGCGTTGAACCCCGCACGGGTAAGGCGCGTTGTTGGGAAAGACAAAGAGCCATGAATGTTAAGCGCCACAGCATGCGTCAGCGTCATAGTGAAGTCTAGGTTTGAGACGGTGATGTTGCGGCAAACGGCTCCTGCGCCAAGCGTGACGTTGAACGTCGTGCCGTTGTCCGACCCAGCGTCAAACACCACATCGTCAGCCGACGTAGGAGCTAAAAGTGATGTGACCGTCCGGCCTACATCAGTGAACCATCTAGTAATAGAGGTTCCGTCCCATGTCCCGGTAGATGTTCCGGCAGACGGCCCCCAGTACAGCGTGGGCATGTCAGATTACCCCTATGATAAAGGCGAGCATTTCGTCATACCGAATGCCAAAACGCTCGCCCGCTGCTTTTGCAGGACGGACCACGTTGCCGTTGTCGTCAACCGCTTCAGGTTCTGCGTCCCAAACATCGTAACACATAATTCCGTAGTGGTTGGCGTCCAGACCTTCTGCCGAAAAGGCGGCTTGCACATCCTGAGCGATGACGCCGATGTGAATGCGGGCTGCATCTCCCTTGGCTGCGACGGCATCCTTCATCCTAAACTTTCTGACCAGCCCCTTCAGAGCCATTGCAACGCGAACTTCCGCATCGCTCAGGGCCTCAATGTCCTGCTTTTCACGTGCGTCAGAGGTATTGATCGTCCCTGTGGTGGCGTAGACTGTGTTCCAACGGTTGCTTGCGCCCCCAAGGTTCACCGACCCATCTGGCACTGGCCTGAAAACGCCCGTGACTGCCTGCGTTACGCTTGCTCCAGAAACAACGTTATATATACCACCAGAACCGGATTCTATATTTAGAAAATTGGCACCCGTATCGGAACCAAAAAACCAGTCGTCACCGGTACTAAGGCTTATTGCGTTTCGATATACGCCAGCAGCATCCGCAATTTTGAGGGCCTTGTTGTTGGCAAGGTTTAGGGTGCTATCAACAAGATAGATTTCATCCGTCGCGTAGCGAATTGTGCTATTGTTCGAGTCTTGGCCATACTGCAAGATTATGCCACTGGGAGAGCCTGTGCCGACGCTCTTGATGATGGGAGAGTTCCCATTACCGTTATTCACAATAGTCGCGCCTGGCAAAAGGTTCGACGTATCAAGACAATGGTTGGACGTTCCTAGTGCAAAAGTAATTGTCTGTGTAGAGAACTGGTTGCCAGCAAATACTGAGTTTGAAATTTCGACAGTCACGTCTCCGAGGATACGAGCGCCCAAAGTCATGCCGCCATTACACCCAGCAGGGCTAGTCCCAGCTTTAATGTTCAGTTTGCCGAACTGACCGCCAGAAATGACATGCGACCCAGTGTCAATCAGAAGAATGCCACCAGTTGCTTGCGACGTGTAAACGCCGATTAACTGGTGGTACAAGGTAGCCGTCCCACTCACACCGATCTCGATGTCATAACCAGAAGCGGTAGCGTCGGTTGTGGTGAACGTCCCAGAAGTCCCTATGATTTGGACATGGCCGCCAGTCGCCTTCAATGGCCGTCCGGGGGTTCCATATGACGAGCAATTGATGAGCCGTGGGTTGCTTCCGGTCATGTTGATGTTGTCACCAGTGTACCCAGTTCCAACGAATTGAATGCCGTCTAGTTCAACGTAGTTGCCGGTAGATGTCAGCAACACGCCGTCTGTGTTCTTGATGATGCTGACCTGACCGTTGGCATAGAAGCGTTGGAAGTTCGTTGATTGGGTAAGCGGTCCACTGGAGTAATTACCGGCGGGGAAAATGATTGGATTGCCGCTATTGATCGCGGCCTGTATGGCAACCGTGTCATTGGTGACACCATCGCCGATGGCGCCAAAATCCTTGACCGAGATGAAATCCTGCAAACTCGAAGTCAGAATGCGATTGGCCATGCCAGTTACTCCTTAGTTGTAAGTTATGGGGCGGGGATGATGCCAAAGCCGACCGGGCTGTAGATCACCAACGCATTGCTCTTGTTGCGCACCGTGACCGAGAACTGCGAATTGGTATAGATCAGCGCCGGACTGCCGTTGCGCATGACGTAACCGTTTGACGTTCGCAGGGGCTGGGCTGCTGGCTGTGTCAGGGTGCTGTCATAGTAAACCTGGATTGGGTTGGTTTCCGGGTTCATGTTTGCCGTGCCAATATACAGATAGCCCGCATCAAGCGGATATCCGTCCAGATCGGTGAAAATCGGATACGGTGGGGCAAGTTGCGTTAGCGGCATTTGGCATCCTTTCGCGTGACTTTTACCACGAAATGCATGGACGGGTATAGTATCATTGCGGACCTGCCTGTGGCTGATCTTCAGCCGCCTTCTCTGCGCGCAGAGCCGCTGTTAGCTGCTTGATGAGTTCCTGCTCTTGCTTGCTGCCCTTGGCGACCTGCGGCAGCTTCAACAGGATGTTTCGCACAGCCGCGCTTTCATACAGACGGGCAATGCCGCCGATGGTCGCGCCGCCAACGATGCCAGCGCCAGCACCTCCCAGGATGTCGGTCAAGATAGCCGCGCCGACAACAGGCACAGCCTGCACGCCAGTCGGAGGTGAGACGCCAGCGCGCCCAGCCTGTTCAGTCATCTTCAGCGCGCGGATCAGCCCCTCGACGGACTTCAGATCTTCCCCAGAGAAAAACACCCCGATGGGTGCGCCAAGACGTATCAACTGACGCTTGAACTGATCGGGGCTTAGGTTCTCAAAGTTGCCGCCGACCTTGCTGAAAGCTTCCTGCAAAACAGCCGTGCGCGCATTGCTCTTGCCTTCAGCGGACAGGCCTCGATAAAGCGCCTTCACATCGCTGGGTTTGGCCGAGAACAGCAACGTGCGGACAACTTCAGGCGATGTGTCACCCTTGGCCAGGGCAGCTTTCATCGCGCCAAGTTCAAGTTCGCCGACCATCATGGCAAGCTGCCTGTTGGCAATGTTCCACTTGTCAAAATCACGGCGCTGCCCGTTGGCCTTGATGTAATCTGCCATATCCTCGCGCAGCGGGGCATAGATGCGGCTTAGAACCTTCTCGCCCTCACTACGCACAGCCGCCAAGCTTGGATCAGTAAACGCTTCGCCGATCTGCTTGCGCAGAACCTCGATAGTCGCCAAGGGCTGGCCTTGCTGGACCACTTGCGTCTGACCATTCGGGAGGTTGACTTCGCGCGTGCCGGTAAGATCGTCACGCCAAGTGATCAGGCGATCGATCACGGGCTTGAACTGCGTCGGGCTGATGCTGTTCAGGCGTGCAATTTCCTCGTCGATCTTGGCAACAGATTTTGCAACTGGCACAGTGCTATTCGGCTGCGACAGGCGGTCAATCACCTCGGTCTTCATGCCGGTGTATTTTTTCAGGTTTTCGCCACGACGGGCCAGAAGATCTTTAGCCACATTCGAGATGATGGTGTTGTCCGCGGCTGATGCCTCGGTGACGCCATAGTTGCGCAAAAGATCAACCGATGCATCAATTCGTTCTTGCTGCTGCGCAGCACGCGGGCCACCAGTTCCGGCGCCGGGGATCATCTCGCCAGTGCGTTGCAACCATCGGCCAGCAAAGGTCGTCGGCTGACGCACGTCCGTGGTCATAACGCGGATGCCAAGATCTTCCGCCTCGCGCACAGCGGCTGGCAATGCCGCCGAAGGCGTTTCTGTTCTAAGCCCAGCCGCACGCCCGCCAGCGACGCCACCAACCAATCCAGCCGCCAGTTGCGCGGCCATGCCGCCGCCTGCTTCTGCTGTGGCCTGTGCCGCAGCGCCAGCCGTGCCGCCTGACACAGCCTGTGCGCCAGGCTGGGCTGCAAGCTGGGTGGCAACTTGTCTTGCGCCACCCGTCAACACGTCAGCGCCATACTGAGCCATTTTAGCTTGGCCACCAGCACCAACCGCGCCCTCACTGATTGCCCCGATAACACGCTCCATAGCGCTCTCAGGTTCAGGCACGCCGAGATCCGTCAACACTCGCTTGACCTGTTCACGCAGTGGCTGCACTTCGGTCCCGAAAAGGTAGTTCTGCACTGCGGCAATGGGGTCATATACAATGCCACCAATTCCGGCCAAACCTTGCGCACCATAACGTGCTGTCAGACCAAGTTGCCGCTCCAGATCGGCAGTCATGCCTTGAGGCTTTTGTCGCTCGCCTTTGGCCGTCGCCTCGGCAATTGCAACAGCAAGCGCGATTGGGTCTAGATCTGCCATTATTGCCCCATTTGCTCTTGGTAAATTTTCCAAGCCAATTCACGGAGATCAGGGGCCAGTGCCATGACTTTGGGATCGGCCATGAATGCAGCCTTTGCATCGCCGCCAGCAGGCGCAGGGGCGGGCGCTGGGGCAGTGCCTGCAGTCGCAGCACGCGCACCGAACACGTTGATCGGGTCAAGCCCATAGTTATCGACAATCAGTTGATAGCTTTGCTGAACGCCCTGCTCCTGTGCTTTAGCGGCTCTCAGATATTCCCCGGCAAGGCGCGTGAAGTCAGCGCGCTGCTGTGGGCTTAGGAACTGTCCATCCTCGACCTTTGCCGCAATGCCAGTCAAGCGCGCCAGCAGGCCGCCCGCGTTGGCAGCAGTCGCGAATTCAGTTTCACGAACAACTGATCCCGGGTCCAGCATCTTCATGAACGAGGTAACGAGCGCGATGTCGCCTGCGCCACTTTGGTCCGTTGACGACGTTTCAATGATTGAGAAATTGCGTTCAGCCGCACCCAGATCCTCCGTGCGCTTCGCATATTCACCGCGCAGGCGGGCTTCCTCTGCAATCCTCTGCTGCAGCGTCAACGTGCCTTCTGACGTTTTGGTTTCGAGCTTGATAGCCGCATCAAGAACGCTCTTCGGGATTAGACCGGCTTCCACGTCTTGCGCAATCTTGCCCAGAGGCGATGCGCCTTCTGGTGCTGCCTGATCCTGCCCCGCCAGCTTCAGGATCGTCTCGGCCTGCTTGTCGTCAATCGCGCGGGTTGCAACCAAGGTGCCAAGCATGGAAACTGCGTATGCACGAGGATCTGCCTCAAGAATGGCACGGTTCGCGCGCAATGCTTGCGCCTCGGCCATCGCCTCTGGCGTGCCCGTATTCTCCGCAGCCGCAATGCGCTCATCAAACAATGCCAGCGCAGCGGCGGGGTTTCCTGTCAGCGCAGGGATAGTTGTTTCAATGTTGAACTGAACTTGAGGCTGCCGCTTTGCAGTTTCAATCGCACTGAATGCCGTTGCAAATTCGGCGAAGGTATCAGCGTTGCCAAGCGCATATTGGTTCAACGCATCAACGGTCAACTTGCCATCAATCGCGCTTTGGCGAAGCTGCATCAACTGCGCCTGCATGGCATCAGCCTTGGCGCGCTCCTTGGCAGCCGCCGCGCGTTGCTCCTCAGCAGCCGCCGCCGCACGGGATTCTTGAGCCGCACGCAGATCCATCGCCTGCGACCGTTCTTGCATGATTTGGGTTTGCTCAATGTCTTGGCGGCCCAAGCCAAATCCCATCAGCGCCTGCTCAATGGGGCTTTTCACGTCGAGCATGTAGTTGATTGGTTCCATTAGAACGCGCCTCCGTTGTAGAACATGCCCTGACCGAATGTCAGCGGCGAGGTGGCTCCTTGAGGCGTGTATCCCTGATAAGCGGCGCCACGCCCAGCAAGCATTCCAACGTTTCCAATCAGATTGCCCCAAGTCTGGCCCTGCGCCAGCGCATTACCGGCCTGTGCTGCGCCGACTTGGCCATACAGGTTCGCAATGTTCGATCCGGTCTGCATGCCATAACCTGCCTGCCCGGTCGCAGCAGCTTGCCCTGCGCTGGCAAGGCCGCCCAAGCGGCTGTACTGCTGATTGATAAGACCGCTCAAGATCTCGGGCCGGAACTTGGCAAGAGCGCTCTGCACGTTGCCGCCACGAAGGCCGCCCGTGGCCGCTGCATTTTGAAGGATCGACTCCTCGCCCTGCCGGGTCAGTGCCTGAAACTCTGGCCCCTGCTCCAAAGCAGTTATTGCTGCGCGCTGCGCATCAACACCACCAACCCCAACAAGCGCAGCCTGCTGAGACAACGCGCTAGTTCCTGTTTCAATGTAAGGCGTCAGAAGCTGCTGGATGGCGTCAAACTGGCGACGCTGCTCTTCCACACCTTTGTCTGCAGCCTGAACCTGTGCTGTTGAGGCTTTGCTTTGAGCCTTTGACTGCACGATGCCGCTGACAACTGATCCGCCAAGTACTGCTGCTGCAATCCAACTCATGAGAACGATCCCCCAAGATATTTGTGAACTGCAGCGTCGATGGCCTGCATGTTCAGCGCCGCGTCCTGCGCGCTTTTCCACGCATCGCTTTTATCAACGAACATTTCTTCCAGCTTATCCACGTCGGTTTCTTCCGTGGCGTAAGCGTTTACGAAAATGGTGTCCTCAATGATATAGGCGAACTTCCGGCCAGGCTGCCCGGTGAAGATATATGGGCCTTCAATCACCTTGGCCTCGCCGTTGACGATCACCGCCATCTTGCCCTTCAGCATGATGTTCATGTGTTCGTGTTTGTGAGCGTGGCCCATGATATAGGCACCGGCAGGCAAGAAGGCCTCGCGCATGTAGATGCCATGTCCGAAGTGATGAGAAACCGGGCAATCAATCTGCGGTGCAGAAAGCATCATCGCCTCGATGTGATCGAGCGATGTCGCAACAGCGATGTCGTGATTGACCTGCACCAACGCGCCCTCTGCGGAACATGGCTGCTGGATGCCGTTGGTCTCAGCGTCGGCAGTATCGCGCAAATCCTTCATTTTGCCAAGCCCTCAGTCATCTTCTTCCCACGCCTGGCAAGTGCGCAGGTTGTGGCAGACGAAATCAAACTTTCCGCAATAGCCGCGACCACCGCCGTCCATGTCAAACTTGTCAAGCGGGATGGCTTCCATCTTGGCTTGGAACATGGGGTCATTCTGGAAGTATTCGCAGTTGGCGCAAAGACGCCGCCGCGCTTCCTTCTCATCCATGCCCCAAGCCTTGCCGACCGACGCCCAGAACTCCTTGTTGGCCTTGGGTTCCACCGAAGCCTTCTCGGGGCCAAGCTGCCATTCATCAATCACCATCTGGCGATTCTTGCGGTTCTGCGATGCAGAAACGATCTTTGTGGTCGAAAGACCAAACTCGATCATCATGTCGTCCATTATGAAACCTCCCGGCCTGAACAGCGAATTGTGAGCGACGTGGCTGCACTGGCCAGCGTCGAGATGAAGCCACCAGCCTCAAGCACATGACCAACCAACTCAGGGCAGGTATAGGTCTCGTCTGGCACGATTGTGCGGGCATCGATGATCCGGTTGCTTGCCCCAGCAGTTCCCAGAACAGTCACAAGGTTCACCGACAGCGTGACGTTGCTGGCGCTGGTATTGGTGACGGTGAACTTGTCGATGATCGCCTTGACCGCTGTGGCGGTGTATTGCGCGGTCTGCGCACTCTCAGCCTGCTTGGCTGGGATCAGAACCTTTGGCGTGACTGCCATACCGACCTCCTTAGACTATGCTTGTGATGATGCCGTCAACGACGGTTACTGTTTGAATGCCTGCGACGAATGAACCAGACGCGCCGATATTCTCAAACGCCATTGATCCAAGCCCAGAAACAGCAATCGTGATCGAGCCATCTGCATTGGTTATGGAAATGTTTGCGCCTGGCGTGATCGTGTTGGCCAGCCAGACGCGCCTTGTGGCATCGTAGATGATAACCATGCCAGCCGCTGCGAACGGAGCATCCACGTCTTGCAACCGATCCAAGCGCGGATCTTGCGGGGCTGGCTGCGTTGCAGCGAGATTGGCAAGCTGTTCAGCATTCGTAGCGTTGGCCAAAGCGACCTCAGCCTTGTTGTCTGCCGATCCGGTGGAATAGACGTTGTCCGATATCAATTGCGTCAGCGTTGCAATCTCGGATGGCGTCAATGAACCTGCGACTTGGAAAAGCCGTTCAATGGCACGTATCGCATCGGGATCATTGCCGACGAAGCGGGAAATCTGGTTTCGATTGAGAGTGAAAGGATCAGCCATCAGAACGCCAGCGGCTCAACCCGCGCCTCCAGGCGTGCCATTGCAAGCTGCGCCTCGCTAGTGCCTCTGAACTTCTGCAAACGCCAGTTGCGCATGTGGCCCTGCTGAAGCCAGACCACTCGCTTGTTGTATTCGCCCAGCTTGCCCACACGCGCAGGCTTCTCCACGCTGTAGGTCAGCCCATCCAGCGAATACGATGTCCAGACAGTCGGATCAGCGCCAGGCTGCACGCGGCCCGTCAGACTGACCAGTTCCATCTCATGGAAAATCGCACCGCGCCCTTCGTTGTACACAATAGCCGTGCCAAACTCCCAGCCGATGGTCTCGCCCCAGTGCGTGGCAATGCTCTTGTCCAGATAGCCCACGTCAGTGTCAGCAGGCTTGCAGACGTTCCACCTGTCATAGGCAAAGATGGCATCGCACACAGCCCACTGGCCAAGACCGACTAGAGACGTGCGCAATATAAACCAGACAGGCTGCCCAACAGCCGCCGATGCTGCGGAATCAAATACGATGGTCTGATCCGGCAGATGGATTTCAAGGAATTCATGCGCGCCCTCGGTGCGCTCCTGCATAAACGTGCCAGCAAGTTGCGTCTCGGTGTAGCCTGACAGGATCTCCTCAATCTCGCGCGTGGCAATCTTTTCCACCGTGCCGTTGGCCCCAACATAGATCGAGATGTTTTCGTTGGTGCCGCTGCCCATGAAAGCGATTGCCTCGCCAAAGACGCAGCAAGTGTATGTGCCGAGTGTTCCTTTTTGCATCTGGGCGCCAGTGACGCGCTGGAAAGGAAAGCCCGATGCGCCAGTGTTATCGAACACCTCGATGGTGTGGCGGTTCAGGGCGTATATCTCGTTGCGCAGCTTTAGCAGTGCCTTGATAGGATCAGGGTCAGCTTCGGATGATCCATACTTCAGAGGATCAACGGCAAAGGGGTTGTTCAATTCCGTGATGACCAGAAATTCGCCGTCAGTCGTCATAAAGTACCCATCAACCCAGACAACGGTCAAAGCCGTGCCCAGATCGGGATCAGTTACCTGCGTCAGCGTTGTGCCGTCATACAGGTAAAGACGCCCGCCAGACGTAACAGCCAGATAGTCGAAGCTGTAAGTGAACGTCACGCGGTTACCGCTGCCCACGTCTCCGATCACAGTGACAGTGCCGTTCTGCGCGACAGTAACCAACTTGGTGCCCATCACGCGATACAGCACGCCCTCCCAGTTCAAGCCGCCTCGGTTTGAACCAGGGCCGTCACCTGTTTTCACGATGCCATCTGCTGGGCGAAGATAGCCTTCCGAGATGCCCGTGGATTTCGGCACAGGCACAAGGTTGACAGGATAGCCCGTCCGAAAATCGGGCGAGCCATCCGTGTAGATCCCATTGATGATGCCGATCTGCATTGCTGCCCCTTAGAAGTTGATGTGCAGCTTGAAGGCTTCCAGCTTCACGATGTTGTTCGCAGCAGCAGGCTGCGCAGTGATTGCAAAGATTTGGTCAACCGTGGCATCAACAGTCAAAAAAACGTTGGCGGCTGTTGAAAGCCCGTGGCCTACTTGGTTGGCCGCGTTGCTTACAATCTGCGAAGATCCGCGATTGCACAGCAGTTTCTGCGCGCAAGCACTCGCGTTACTGGCTGCGCTGACTGCCATCAGGACGCCGCCACCATAGGTCAGGCCGAGGTTCTTGGCCGTGGCGCTGTTCGTGATGGTAAACAGGGCATCGATCTCCATGCCGCCGCCAACGCCCATCGACCAGCCAGGCACCGTGACAGATGCCAGCGTGACAACAGTGTTGGCCACTGCGACGGTCGGTGTGCCAAGGCCAGCCACAAACGGCAGGTTGATCGTAATCTTGACGCCCGTGGTGTCGGTATCAAGCGCGGTGATCTCATAGAAGCCGTTGACGCCCGTGCCAGTGGCCCAGGTCACATAGACGCTTGCACCGACTGCCACGGCTGCTGTCAGGCCATGCGCGCCTGCGCTCACCAGACGGACCAAGCCTGCGTTGGTTTCGTAGGTCAGCGTGATGAATGTTGCCGCTGGCTCCACCAGCGCAACAGGCGTCAGAGAGCCAAGCACCAGAGTCGGAAAGCTGCGAAGCTTCGGCTGCGTGCCAACATCGTATTCAACCGTCGCGCCGCGATTGTAGATCGTGGCCATGCGGTCATTCGCATACGGGCCAAAGGTCTGCGCGCGGTTCAGCAGTTCAACAACACCTGTCGGCTCCTGCACGCCGATCTGTACCAGCGACGGCTGGTCGCCAATGCTGCCAACACTGAGAGACGATCCGCGCGGAATGGCGATTTCTTTTTCCGTGCTGGCTGCTGATGGATAGAGGAACATGTCTGTTATCCTTTGGTTAAGAGACCCGATACCAGGCATTCGTTATTGCATCGAACCGCATGGTGAAGAAGGAGTTGGCCATAGCCATGAACGTCGGCAATCCTGTGACAGTTTTTCCAGCGCCCGAGACAGTCAACGACATGACGATCTGCGTGCAGTTGACGCTCACCTCAGATCTGTCGGTTGGGGCCGATGGAAGCACGATGGTGCCAGACGCAAAGGTTGCCGTGGGCATCAGCAGCAGCCAAGTGTCTACAGCAGCCACCGTGACCGAAAAACCAGTTGCGCTGGGTGCTGCGGATTGCGTTCTCGTTGTTCCCGGCAGCGTCAGGTTGTCCTGTATGAACGACAACATCAGGCTCATTGATGCCTTGCGCGTGTCGCCATTATTCGTGGCCCAGACAGCGAGGAGATCGCCAAGCTGGAGCGTATCGAGCGAAGAAAGCTGGTTGATGTTGGTCATCGCGTCAATCCCATGTCAAGGCGCTGTCCGGTCCAACCGTCAGCGGGTCAATTGGTGGACGCAGGAACGCGTCGTTGTAGTAGCGCCAGCCCTTGTTGCCTTGGCCAGACGGGATCGTCATGTTGCCAAGCTGCATCTCAACCGGGAAGGTCGATCTGGACATCAGCGCTTTATAGGCAAGCTGCGCATTCGCCTTCGTGTCTGGCGAAACACTCTTGCCATAACCAGGCGCGATGCGAACAGCCAGATTGAGGTGCATGGCTTCAAGCGCGTCATCAGGGACGCCGATATCTTGGTCCAGATCACTGGCAGCCGTTGAGGATGGCAGAGGATAGCGCAGGCGGATGCCCTTGCCGTTCCACGTTGCCATCATAGCATCAAGACGCTGCAAAGCGCCCTCAAGCTGCTGCGGGGCCAGATCGTAGACATAGCCCGCAAGGCCTATCTCTTCAAACGCCCGGTTCACAATGTCGCGCTTGGTGTATGCCATCACAGAGCCTCAGATTTGCGCGGGCGGCCACGCTTTGGCTTGGCCTCGGGTGCAGGACCGCTTGCGGCATCGATAGCCGCGCGCACGGTGTAATGCCACCCCGCCTCGATGGTGGCTTCAATCTCGTCGTCTTCCACGATGCAGGTGTCAAACGTCTCGGTGGCGCTGCGCTTGACCTTGCCGGGAGACTTGTAAAGCATGGTCGTCATTTCTTCTTGCCTTTCGGTGCCTTCGACGGCTTGCCTGCCTTCATGGCAGCGGTGCGTGCCGTGTTCAGCGCGATGGCAATAGCCTGCTTGCGCGGCTTCCCAGATTTCTCTTCCATCTTGATATTCTCTCCGATGGATTTGCGGCTGTAACCTTTTGTCAGCGGCATGGCACTATCCCATTGTCAAAGGTGAAGGGGGGCGAGTTTCCCCGCCCCCGATGCTATCAGATCAGGGAACCTGATTGAACAGCAAGATGCCCGACATCTCGGGCTGCTTGTTCACAACGCCGAAGAAGGTATCCATGCGATACTTCGTGATGGCGGTGTTGATGTCGTAGAACTTCTGCATCACCAGTTCGATGCCCTGGTCGGTCGTGCCGCGCATGATATCCACGCCAGCGTTGGCGGGGATTGCGTAACGACCGGGCAAGATTTCCAGAGCGTCTTTCTGCCAGAAGCAGTTGATGTCGGCAGCGTCCACGTTCAGGATCGTGACGGTCGAACCGTTGGCCGGGGTCGCCGTGACGTTCTTGTACTGCAGTTCAGCATCGGTCGCGCCCTGCGCCGAGATGATCGGCGGCGAGATTACGATGGTGTTGTTGCCAGCAGTGCCGCCGCCCGAGGTGATCGAGATCACGCGGAACGTCTTGGCTTGGCCAGTGTCGCCCTTGGTGATGTGATGCACCGCGTTTACGCTTGCCAAACGGAAGCAATCGCCGACACGCACGACAGCACCGGCTGCCAAGGTGACGTTGAGCGACTGGTAACGGTTGTCCACGTTGTTGGTTTCACCCGTGCCTGCGGTCGAGGTCGCACGCGGGGTGTAGTACTGGTTAGCGCCGTTGATGGTGATGTCACCGACCGGGGTCGTGTTCCCCAGGATGCGGTTGGCATAGTCCATCTTGTACGTCTGGAAGCCAGCGACTTCACCGACAAACGACCGCTCATACGCGGTGGTCGGCTTGCCCGTCATGGTCTGGCGACCAGCAAGATCAGACGCCATGCCGTTATACGAGCGCGACGACAGCGCCAGATAACGGTCAAACATCTGCACGCCCTGCTCGTTAAACACGGCATCGCATTCCGCAACGTCGGAGTAACCGCCAGCCGAACCGGAGCGGGTCACGACCATCGTGGACTGGGCAGCGGCCACGTTCATAATGGCGACGTTGATATCCGAAGCCAGTTTCTGTTTCGCGGAATCGCCAAGGCGGCCTTCCTGAAGCTGGTCACGCAGTTCCAGAGCGTCCAGAGCAAACGGCACGGTCTTGTTGAAACCGAGCGTTGCCGGAACAGCAAGCTGCGTGAAGTCGATGAACTGGGCAGAAATGTCGGTGCGTGGTGCGCCGTTGATCGAGGTCGCAATGTAGGGCTGCGGGCGCCAGATCACGTCGTTCGTGCGTTCCATCATCGACCCATCGGTGTTGTACACCGACACGTTGCGCGACATCACCAGCGCATCGTTGAAGCCTTCGAGGATGTTCTCAAAGGCAACTCGTTCTTCTTTTGAAAAAGCGTTAGCCATTTCCGTGGTCCTTCATATGGGGGTTTAGCCCTTGGCCTTCTGCTTCTTATACTGGAAAACTTTGGAATAGTCGCCAGTCTTTTCTGCTTCAGACCGCAGGCGGTCTAGGGTGCTGTCAACCGCGCCAGATGGGCGGGCGGTGCCGCTGATCTTGCGTTCGGGTGACGATTGAGCCTTGCGGTTAGATACCTTCAACTGCGTCTCCAATTTCGCAACCGCAAAGGCGAACTTCACGGGATCTGTAATGGAAGCGATTTCCTTCGCCTTTTTCGGGTTCTTGCCCAAAGCATAAACGACCAAGGCCGGGTTGTCGGCACCTTGCACAATCATGCCCTGTTGCATGACGCTGAGATTGTCTTGGACGACATCCTCGGCGAACTCGAAGTCACGCACTTTCAGGCCAGCCTTCGCCCCCTGATAGCTTTCCAGCTTGCGCTCCCATTCTTTCTGAACGGCTTGGTGTTCAGACTTTACGGCAGCCTCACGCTCGTCATGCTGGCGCTTCTTCTCATACCATGCAGTAAGATCCTTCTCATATCGATCGGTGTCGTAGTCGGCCTTTTCAAGCGTTGGCTTTTGCCCAAGTGGCGCAACCGCCTGGGTGTTCCGCTGTTCGACTTGTGCGAGCCGCTGCTCCAATTCCTTGGATCGACGTTTCTCCTCACGATAGTTCTTGCGAAGATCCCGGACCCAATCGGGGGCGCGGGCTTCCTCATCTTCCTCCGGGGCTGGCGCTTCCCCGTTAATCGAAATCACAACCTCTTCGTCTTCCGCTTCGTCATCATTGCCGTCAGCCATCTCGGCCATGTCGGCATTGATTTCTTCAGCTTGGTCTTCAAAGTCATCTTCGATCTGTTCTGCCATTTCAGTCATGCGATCCTCGCGATTTTCTCACCCATTACATTGTGCGGCTGGGCGGTTGCCGCATTCCGGTGGCGACGGTCTCTTGCAGAGCCTTCGCTGTTTCCACTACGTTGGTGCGTTCTTTTTGCTGGATGCCAGCAAGCACCTCCACGGTCTTGGCGCGGGTCTCTTCCGCACGCGCCAAGGTATATTCTGTGTTGGCCTGAGCCTGGCCTGCCTTCGCCTGCGCTTCCATCGCGGCAGCTTGCAGATATTGCGCCTGCGGGTCTGGCTGCTGCGCGGCCTGCATTTCTGCCAGGAGCTTTTCGCCCTCTTGTTCGGTCGGCTGAATGACGCCCATCTTGATCAGCTTGTTGCGGAAATAGGCGCGCACCTCGCCGATACCCTCGCCATCCATGTTCATCATGGCCATCGAGGTCAGAACCTGCTGCGTCTCTGGATCAGGCGAAAGCTGGATCATGCCCAACAGCGCGCGGACGGTGGCGCTGCGCTTGCTTGCCGATGCAGGGCCGACATCAACAGCCACGTCAAACTTGGCGTTGCTCAGATCGTTCTCGTATTCCACTTCGCCGGTCTCGACGTTCAGGATCGGCTTGCCCATTTCAATGCTGGACAACTCACCACCGGCGCCCACCGCCTTCATCTTGCGGCCAGGCTCCACAAGGATGTCACGCGCCATCGAAAGCCAGATTTCGCCGCCGCGCTTGATCGCCTTGGACATGTTGGACATATAGATGAATGTCTGCATGTCGAGGCGCTGCTGTACCAGTTCAACCGCCTTGCCGCTGACGTTGGCAACCACCTCATCGGCAGCGTCTGGCTTGCCCAGAAGGTCGCTCATGTCCTGCTCGGTGATCTGCAGCAGCCCAGCCAATGCAGGCGGGATCTGCGGCGGCTTGGTGTAGCCGACCGGACCAGACAAAACTTCGCCGCCGTTGGCATCGGTCACGGTGTTCAGCAGCAGGTAAGGATAGTTTCTGAGGTTATCCTCGGACCACATCATCTCGTGACCGGCAACTTGCTCAGGCGTAAAGATCGGCTTTTCAACGGTCGAAAGCGCGCTGATCTCGCCCAACTTCGAAAGCTGCATGTTCTTCAGCCGCTGCGCATCCTTGGCGAGACGGACGTGGCCCATGCACCGCTCGATGTTGTCCACAAACCAGCGTTTGCCATAGACCGGAACAATCGGGATCTGGTCGCCAGCGATGTATCCGCTGTCTTCCAGCACCCTGCCGCCGCTCATGATGTACTTGCGCACCTTGCGGCGCTTGACGCGGCGCTGACGGACCTCTTTGGTGCCGACAGCCTCCAGCATCATCTCAAGTTCTTCGTCGTCCTCGAAGTCCTTTTCGAAATACTTCTCTTCCTGCCCGTCGATGGTCTGGAAGATGCGGACGGTTTCTGACGCCTCTTCGACGCGGTAGACCTCGGCCACATAGACGACATCAGGCGTGGCCCAGTCAAAGGCCCACTGCTCAATGCCCTTCGGCCAGGTGGTCGGGTCGTCATCCCATGCGGCCCGGTATGCGTCACGGGTCATTGCGGTCAGCACATAGCACAGGCGCGCGTCGGCCTTGTCTTGGCGCTTGGCGTCCAGATCGAAGAACACCGTCGTGTCGGCATCATAGATCGGCTCAATGCGGATGCGCTGCTTTTCGTTCTCTTCGTCGTATTCGTCCTCGTAGACGGACCGCAGGCGGAACGCACCGAAGCCACCACCAACAGCCTCCTCGAATGCGTTGTCGTATGCCTCGTTTGATCCGCTGTCCTGCTCGTCGGCCCGAAACAGCCCATCGCAAACATCCGCCAGCTTGTCGTCGGATGTGCCGTCCTTGCTGACGAAGTCCACCGTGATGCGGTTGTTGCGGTATTCGTTGATGATCCGCATGACTGAGAGGTGGACCTTGTTCACCTCGAACTTTGGTTTGTTCAGATATTGCTCATAGAGGTTGCCCTCCCACTGCGCGCCAGCGATTGAGTAGAAGCGGCGATCCTCCAGGCACTGCAACCGCTCATCGCGCATCACGCCTTGGATATTGTCAAACTCGGCCAATGCTTCAGCATGGACGTTTGCAAGCCGCTGGTCTTTGGTCATGCGAGCCAAGGTACGCGCCTTTCGCTGGATATTTGGGCCGCAGTATATGACAGACCCTGCAGAATATCAATGACGTGCCATAGGCATCATTACAGGGACGAGGCGAGGCTTTTGCTTATCCTGCTTTCCTGCCCGACGTGCGCCCTCGCAGGCATAGCGCAGGGCGTCGATGACGTGGTTTTCCTTGTCCTCTAGCATTGGCAGCATGCTGCCCGTGTCGCGTTCTGTCTTGTAGCTGTATAGCA